ATGTCCGCCATTCTGCTGGTGCCGCCGGCAAGCGAACCGCTGTCGCTCGCCGAGGCCAGACAATTTCTGCGTGTCGAACATGCCGACGATGACCCAGTCATCACCGCGCTGATCGCCGCCGCCCGCGCGCATGTGGAAGCGCTGACACGCCGTGCGCTGCTGACACAGACCTGGCGGTTCGTGCTGGATGCATGGCCCGGGGATGGACGCATCATGCTTCGTATCGGGCCGCTCAAGACGCTGCTCGCGGCGCGCATGTTCGATGCGGCGGGCATGGCCCATGCGCTGGAGGTCGAGAGTTTCGTCGTCGATAGCGCTGCCAATGTCATCGCCGCGCCGTGCTGGGCACTGCCCGCACCGGGGCGCCATGTCGCCGGCATCGAGCTCGATGTGATCTGCGGTTTCGGCGCGCTGGCGAGCGATGTGCCGGCGGACCTTATTCACGCGCTGAAGATGCTGCTGGCGCATTGGTACGACAATCGCGGTCTCGCGGCGATCGGCGGCGGCACTGCGATGCAGCCTGCAGGTCTGCACGCGCTGATCGCGCCGTATCGGGGGCTGTCGCTATGATCGATCCCGGACGGTTGAAGACGCGGCTGGTGATCGAGGCGCCCGATGAGGCCGATGACGGACAGGGCGGCGTTGCGCGCAGCTACAGCGCCGTCGCCACCGTCTGGGCCGCGGTGCTGCCGGCGCGCATGACGCGCGAGGTCGAGGCCGACGCCGATGGCGCACTGGTGCATCTGCGCATCATCCTGCGCAGCGGCTTTGCGCTGACCCTGCGGCATCGCTTCATCGACGGCGCGAAAATCTATCGCATCACCGCGCTGCACGAGATCGACGACCGCAGGTTCGTCGAAATCGACGCCGAATGGCGCATCGACTGACGTTTTTCTTGACGCGTTTTCTTCACGCGAACCGGCATCCACTTCGCTCGAAAACGCTTTGCTGTCACGGAGCCTATCATGCCCGCAGCTCACGTCGCCTTGCGCGCGGCGATCTTTGATGCGCTCAAGGCTGACACGGCGCTGGGTTTCGCGCTCGGCGGTCACCGGGTCTATGACGAGCCGCCTGCGAATGTGGCGTTTCCCTATGTCACGCTCGGCGATGCGCGCATCGTCGATGTCTCCGCCGATGACGGCCAAGTGCAGGAGCATCAGCTCACGCTGCATGCCTGGTCGCGGCAGGGCGGCCACAAGGAGGCGCATGTGATCACCGGCGCGCTGCTGCAGGCGCTGGACGACGCGCCGCTGACGCCGAGCGGGCATCGCCTCGTCAATCTGCGCTTTGCCATCGCCGATATCCGGCGCGAGGCCGATGGCCGGACCTATCACGCCGTGGTGCGGTTTCGCGCGATCACGGAACCGCAGTGATCTTTGCTTGACGCGTTTTCTTGACGCGAACCGGCATCCACTTCGCTTGAAAACGCTATTGTATAAAGGGAGCACGCGATGGGCGCGCAGAAGGGCAAGGATCTGCTGATCAAGATCCATAGTGGCACGGCATTCGTCACGGTGGCGGGGCTACGCAGCCGGCGCATCGCCTTCAATGCGGAGATCGTCGACATCACCCATGCGGAATCCGTCGATCGCTGGCGCGAGCTCTTGGCTGGCGCCGGCGTGCGCCGCGCGTCGATCTCCGGCCGCGGCCTGTTCAAGGACGGCGCCTCCGATGCACTGGTACGGCAGGCGTTCTTCGACGGCACGATCAATAACTGTCAGGTGCTGGTGCCCGATTTCGGCACCATCACCGGCCTGTTCCAGATCGCGAGTCTCGAATTCGCAGGCGAGCACAACGGCGAAGTCAGCTTCGATCTCGCGCTGGAATCGGCGGGGCCGCTGACCTTTGCGGCGGTGTGAGGAGATCACCATGCCCAACAGATTGCGCGGCGAGATTGCCGCCGAACTCGGCGGCCGCAGCCGCAACCTGGTGCTGACGCTCGGCGCGCTGGCGAAGCTGGAAAGCGCCTTCGGCGCCGATGATCTCGCGGCACTCGCCGAACGTTTCGGCTCCGGGCGGATGTCGGCGCGCGATCTCATCCGCATCATCGGCGCCGGGTTGCGCGGGGCAGGCGAGGCCACCAGTGACGACGAGGTTGCGGCCATGACGGTGCCTGGCGGCGCCGCAGGCTTTGTCGGCATCGCCGCCGAACTGATCGCTGCCACGTTCACCGACGCGCCGCAGGCCGCGCGATGACACAGCCTGCGCCATTTCCATGGGCCGAGGCGATGCAGTTCGGCTTCGGCGTGCTGCGGCTGTCGCCGGATGCGTTCTGGCGGATGACGCCGCGCGAATTGGCGTATGCCATCGCGGCGGTGCGTGGGCCGGTGTCCACGCCGATGGATCGCGGTGCGCTCAATGACCTGATGACACAGTTTCCGGATTCCGGAGAGACCTTGCATGAGCGACACCAGTGACCTCAGTGCGGCGTCCGGCACGCTCGACAGCATGACGGTGAAAACCGCCGGCCTGACATCCGCCGCGACGACGTTCTCGAAAGTGATGACCCAGGCCTTTTCGAGTTCGGTCGCATCGGGCCAGAAGTTCGACGACGTGCTGAAGTCGCTGGCGCTGAAAATGTCGGACCTGGCGATGAAATCCGCGCTGCAGGCCGGCGCGGGCGCGATGTCATCAAGTATTTCCTCGCTGGTCTCGAGCCTGTTCGGCGGCGCGGGCAAGGCTGGTGTCAGCAGTCCGGTGAAGGCGTTCGCGTCGGGCGGCGTGATCGGCACGCCCAGCTATTTCCCGATGCCCGGCGGCGGCACCGGTCTGGCCGGCGAA